TATTATACCGGGCAACGCCCCTCACCCACGCACTTCTATTTTTCTTAATTCTTTTGGTTTTTCTTATTCTTTTTCTTATTCTCGATCGCGCCCCAACATTTATGCGCACCTTGATTCAGTCCTCAAGTGGGATTGTTATTGTTCCCCGTCTTTTAAGCAAGATGCTTTGTCCTTAGCCGTTAATCTCGTGCAGGATTATCTCCTACCTTACACTCAGGGGTGGGAAGTTTGGTCCAACGAAAGAACACTTGAAGAAGCAACCCCAGACACTAGTCCGGGGTATCCCTTCAAGTCTCAAGGTTTTAAAACAAAGGAAGAAGTATTTAGTCTATGGACGGGTGAACCCATGTACGACCCTCCAATTTGGGAAGTCATCAATAAAGATGAAATTCTCCCTAAGGCGAAGGTTGACAGAGGCTGGATCCGAACTATCGTAATTCCCGACGCTACTTTGTATCTCACACAGTTGAAATATTTTGGAGATTTTAATTTGCGTCTTAAGGACAAACCGTATCAACCGGGGATGTTTAATCCTCAGTTTCGGTTTAATCCTTTTTATGGTGGTGTTGGACGTGTTAGGGACCGTTGTCCCGATGGATGGTATGTATCAACAACTGATTTAACTGAAAACGACTCGCACCAGTCAGAAGAACTTATGCGCGTCGTTCAGTGGATGAGAGAGACAGCTTCCCTAGAGAAAATTTCTCTTAAGAAGCTCTATGATTACGAGATCCATTCGTGTTTGGCGGTTGCCAATGGTCAAGTGTTGCAAAAGCATCACGGTCAGCCATCTGGTAGCGTTAACACGACAATAGATAATACAATTCGATTGTTAATCTATGTTTCTTACGCATTCATTCGGTTGTTTGGACGCATTCCTACCCAAGATGATTTTATTTTATACGTTTTAGGTGATGATTGCATGTGGTTTACTCCCCATAGGGAGTTTAACCATGAAAATGTTGGAAGAATCTGGGGTGTTGAGTGTGGTCTCCTCCTTAAGGAAGGTAAGACCACGGACTCTATAGTAGGACACACCTTTCTGGGATGGACCTTCACCGAAGATGGTTGGAAGTTTGCCCACCCCGAAAGGTTTATCGACATGTTATATTATCCACAGTCGAAGAACCCAGATTATGCAGAACTTGCTGCTTCTATCGCACCCTACCTTTATGAGGACCGGGATCTTTATTATAAGCTCTGGGACCTGCATGAAGCGGTTTCACAATTCTCGAAGTTTTATTATTTTCCTTCGCGTCCAGTTTGTGAAACTCTAAAGTATGGTTTTAATGGTGGTGTAGGGACGCCATTTAAATTTTAATGTCGCAAAAGCAGCAAAGTACAGGCGAGTTGGTCAATACGGTCCGCCAACTTCAAAGCGAAGTAACAAAGCTTCGCAAGCCTAGGAAACCTAGGACCAAGAAAAGAGCTAACGCTAATTTTGGAGGTGTGCGTATAACTAATGTACGTGCTCCTATAGCCAAATCAGCACAGATACGGAGGGTCGGAACTGGCAAGATAACGATCCGTCATACTGAACCTGTGGTCTTCGATAGTGAAGACCTTCTTACACATTCCTCGCGCCTCAAAGACCATGTGGGTGTTGCGCCCGTGGTTTTAACCGCGCTTCTTGGAGTGGGTTCAACGGCTTTACCATTTCTAGCTACCTTAGCGTCGCAGTTTGTCAAGGGTGGTATTAAGCAACTCATGGTGGAATATATTCCATCATGCTCAACTTCTACTACAGGAGACGTCATACTGTCAGCGTCGGATGACCCAACTGATGCTAGACCAACCGATCCTAATGACTTAGTTCTAAGGAAAGGGGCAGTCATAACACCAGCATGGGCGCGATGCAGAATGACACCGCCTATTACTAAGACGGTTAAATACGTCCCTGATACCCTTAAAACGTCTCGTGCCTCTTTAGAGATGGGAGACGCTGACATGCGACTTGACTATCAAGGGAAGCTAATGTTGGGATTGCCGATAGATTCAGGTTCTTTTGATGGAAGAGTTATGGCACATTACACTGCTGAACTTGTCGATCCGGCCCCAAGCCCATCAGGTGTTGGACCCACTCCAGGTCCAACGCCCACACCAACTTCCTATAAGTGGGCAACACCGATTTCTGGTTGGGTCAATCCATGTATTGCCTGGCCATCTATCCCCTCGAACGCCTTCTTTAAGTATTGTCCTGTAACTCAAGACGGACATCCCGGAATTGTATTTTCGGCGATGGCTAAGGTCAAGATTACGGTCAAGGGTCCAGAAAGGAACCCTGACCATTACACTATATACACACCCATTTCGGATGAACATACGTTCATCTATTTTGGGAAGGAAGGAGCTTGGAGTGCAAGTAGCGCTCCTTTGTCGATTAATCCCGGGGATCAGATCGGTATTTATGCAACAGGTGCAGTCGCAGCAGGAACAGTCCTCATCATTGAAGCAATTCATGTTGATTCATACGTTGCGGATCTTGTTGAAACGAAAGTGACTGGACCTTATGTACCCCACTCCACAGGATATAGTTTTTGGGCAGGAGTTAATAAAAACTGGCCAGCTGGTACTGTGGCCCCATGTTTCGATACAGAAATGGCGGGTTACGACCACCAGGCAGTCAAGTACTTTAGTGCAAGTTACGTTCAACTTGTACAGGACAGTATAATGATAGTTTTTATTACAGCTGATAAAGATCTCACAGGAATTGTTATGAAGAGCACTGTCCTGACAGGAAGTCCTTTAGCCGCATCGTCAGAATCGTGGGATGGAACGACCTTTATTGGTTGTTTTCCTGAAGCGAAGTTCACTAACATTGATGAAGATGCAGCAAACAATAAGATTTATTTTTACACCCCAGGTGCGGTAAATAACGTAACCTCTGGTATAAGTTTTACGTTCTGCCAAGGCAATGCGCAGGTATAGTTAGCTCATGCTAGTTTTTTGCTCGGTGGAGTTTTCTAGCTGAAACAAACAAAAACATAAACACAAC